TCAATTGATCCAGAAAATAGTGGAAGTTGGTGCAGAGGCTGGGTACAACAGGGCGCACAAACATACCGATACGCCTAATGCTGAGACAATAAAGCAATGCATACAGGAATACATAATGGATGGTTTTCATGAACACTTTGAGTTTGATTTAGAAGAGTAGTATAAATTTGGTTTAAGAATCTGCGGATATGCGTAGTATGGCTACGCAAATAAGAACAAAGTTAAACCATATATCATTACTGGTATATATATCATCCAAAACAAGCATTTCAAACCATAACTGATCGTCTATACAATGCCGCCTTAACTTACTAACAAGGGGGCAAACAGTGATAATCTACATGATAGTTTTTGTAATTCTTTCGCTTGGCGCGGTCGCTGCCGACGATCTACAGTAGTTTACATTTACGTTAAAACCATGCCATAATGCCGCTAATCTACTGATATAGGGGTGTCATATGGATAATGTTAGTTTATCGAAAGCATTGCTGGATTGTTACGAGTGGTATTTGCACGACGATATCGAGCGGTTTGACGCTATTATGAAATCTTTTATGACAACTGATGTCGCAAAAGATAAGGTGCGAGAAGAGTTACTGCACTGGCAAGATAGTGTGCTTGAGGTGCTCGAGGAAATGGAAGAGGTCGCACCATACGAAGGCTCTAAAGAGTTTACAATAATGGCAGAAGAAATGTTTGGGACTGAAGCATAATGAATAAAATAGAGCTAAAGCCTACCTGTGACCTAATACCATATGTTAATAATTCACGAACACATAGCGAAGCACAAATTAAGCAAGTTGCATCCAGTATAAAGGAGTTTGGATTTACAAACCCTATAATTATTGATGAAGGCAATACAATACTTGCAGGACATGGAAGGTTGCAAGCTGCGCAGCTTTTAGGCTTGGAAAAGGTACCAACGCAAAGCGTAAAAGGCTGGAGCGAGGCTAAAAAAAAGGCTTATATTATTGCTGATAACAAATTAGCGTTAAATGCTGGTTGGGACTTTGAGCTGCTTAAAATCGAACTATCTGCAATTACAGATTTAGACTTTGATGTAGAGCTTACTGGCTTTGATGAAGGCGAAATACTTAATCTTAATCTTGACATCGAAGAAGGCGAAATGAGCGCTGAAGATGAATGGGAGGGTATGCCTGAGTTTGATCAGCCTGACGCAACGTCTTTTAGAAAGGTAATTGTTCACTTTGAAAATCCAGATGATGTAGCGGAATTTTTTAGCATAATTGGGCAGTCTGATACTGGCAAAACAAAGTCTACTTGGTTTCCTGAAAAGGAGCGCAACGACTATGAGGCAGAGCGTTATTCGTGAGTAATAAAAATTACCCGCAATTCCCGCTGTATATACCATCGCTTGGCCGACACAAGTACATGATTACAAGTAAGGCGTTAACGCGCATGGGTGTTAGGCATAACATAGTGGTGGAGCCGCATGAAGTAGCTTTATATCAAAAAGCTGTGGCTAGGGATAAACTGCTCACTAATGTTATAGAACTGGATATGTCGTTTAAGGATACCTACGATTATTGTGATAACTACGGCACAACCCGTTCTACTGGTAGTGGCCCTGCAAGAAACTTTATATGGGAACATTCAAAGGCTGAAGGGTATAGCCATCATTGGATTATGGATGACAATATTAGTTCCTTTAGGCGATTAAATAAGAACGAAAAGATTAAATGTGAAAGCCCTGCGTTTTGGCGAGCAATGGAGGATTTTGCACTACGCTATAAAAACGTAGCAATGAGTGGTCCACACTATGCAATGTTTGCTCCTGCAGGATCAAAGCGACCACCTTTTTTGCATAACACAAGAATTTATTCCTGCAATCTAATCCGCAATGATGTTAGCTTTAGGTGGCGAGGCAGATATAACGAGGATACTATTTTATCGTTGGATATGCTTAAAGCAGGATGGTGTACGATATTGTATTTTGCCTTTCTACAAGAAAAGCTAGCAACACAGACAATTAAAGGCGGCAATACAGATACAGTATATAAAACTGGCACACTGGAAAAGTCACAGATGCTAGTTAATGAACATCCTGACGTTGCGGTACATTCGGAAAAATATGGCAGGGCGCATCATCATGTTAACTATGATGTATTTAAGCATAGGAAATTAATTAAAAAGGATAATGCCAAATATGAAAAGATTAATAACTACGGCATGAAAAAAAGGCCAAAAGCATGAAGGTGCTTGTTACAGGTGGTCGCGGCTTTGTAGGGCATAGCCTAGTAGAAAGCTTGGTTACCACTAGTCTAGACTTGTTGGTTGTACTAGATAATGACAGTACAGGAATGCAAAGGCCAAAACTGTCGGGCGTAACGTATATTGACGATTGCGTATCACAGATAAATCTGTGTGATTACAGGGCTGATGTTGTTGTCCATCTTGGCGAATATAGCAGGGTACAGCAAAGCTATGATATGCCACTAAAAGCACTAACCAATATTACCTCCACATTACCATTTGTACTTGAATACTGTAGGCAACATGGCAGTAAGCTTATATATGCAGGGTCAAGCACAAAGTACGGGAACGCTGATTCACCATACTCTATAGCCAAAGCACTGAATACTGAAATGGTACAAAGTTACTGTGCGATGTTTAATATGCCGTACGCAATAACGTACTTTTATAATGCATACGGCAGCGGAGAGTGCGATACAGGTACATATGCCACAGTAGTTGCAAAGTTTCTTAAGGCTAAATTAGAAGGCACTGCAGTTAACATTTACGGAACAGGCAAGCAGCTGAGAAACTTTACACACATTGATGACATTGTTAGCGGTATAAGCGCTGTGATAAAAAATGGCAATGGTGACGGTTTTGGTATAGGGGCAGATCAATCGTTTTCTATTATTGAACTGGCAGATATGATTGGTATTGACTATCAGCTAATACCTGACGTTGCAGGCAACAGAACCCAAGCAACATTAAATACAGAAAAAACAAAACAACTTGGCTGGAAGCCAATTAATAACCTACCGGAGTATATAGCGCAATGGATAAAATGTTAGTTGGTATTATAGGGCGAGGGTTTGTTGGCAGTGCTGTAATGGAAGCGTTCGACAATACGATTATAAGCGATCCAGCAATAAATGATGTAACAGTTGCAGATGTTGTTGCTGCAAAGCCTAATGCAATTTTTGTATGCGTACCTACTCCGCAAGGTGATGACGGCAGTGTAGATGGCAGTATTGTAAAAAATGTAGTTAATCAAATACCAGAAGGTCAGCTTACACTGGTAAAATCAACAATTACACCTGTTTGGCTTCCTATAGGTAAGCCCGGCCTTGTTTATAATCCTGAATTTCTTACGCAAGCCAACCACCTATACGATTTTATTAATCCAGATTTTCATGTATTTGGCGGGTCAGGTCAGGATATAGATGCTGCCATAACGGTATATCAGCACAGCAAGGTAAATTGGTGCCCATATTACAGCACGGATATTCAAACTGCTTGCTTTGTCAAATATGCAATTAATAGCTTTTTGGCTACAAAAGTATCGTTTATGAATGAATTACATGCCCTATATACGTCGTATACTGGAAATGATTGGAGTCAGATTACCAATATAATTAGCGCCGATTCTCGCATTGGCCAAAGCCACCTTAATGTTCCAAATAATGGTGAATATGGATTTGGCGGCGAATGTTTTCCAAAAGACACAAGCGCTTTGGCTAGTTTTGCTGAAGCTTTTGGATGTAACCTAACAGTTTTGCAAAGTGCAATAGACATTAATAAGCAAATAAGAGGTGAGTGATGGATAAGGACAAAGGCGGCAGACCGCCATTTGTATTTGCTGAAGATCAACTTGCTAACCTAGAACAGCTTGCTTCTTATTTAACAAAAGGCCAGCTGGCAGACTATTATGGCATAAGCGAAAACACTTTTAGAGCGGTTGAAGAAAGGCAGCCAGAGGTTTTTGAGGCTTATAAAAAAGGCAGGGCTAAGCAGACTGTTAGAATGGCGCAAAACTTAGTGCAAATGGCTATGGAAGGTAATGTAACTGCAGCAATCTTTTATCTGAAAACACAGTCAGGCTGGAAAGAGCAAGACTCTGAGCCACAAGAAATACCGCAAATCAATATAGTGGTGGATGGTCGTGCAACTAACGCTCCCACAGAGTGAAATCTTTTGCTCAAGCGCCAGATTTAGATCTGTTGTTGCTGGGCGTAGATTCGGTAAAACATTTTTATCTACAGGCATTATATTAATCGAGGCAACCAAAGGCGTTAATAAAAACATATGGTATGTTGCCCCAACATATGGTGCAGCAAAGGAAATTGCATGGGATATGCTTATGCACTGCTTGCCTGATGAATATATAGCAAAAACCAACGAGTCTGCACTTAATGTAAGGTTGGTAAATGGCTCTGTTATAAGCCTAAAAGGCGCAGAAAAGCCAAATAACTTACGCGGACGAGCTTTGGACTTTGTTGTCCTTGACGAGTTTGCTGATATGCGACCAGAAACTTGGTACGAAGTAATAAGGCCGTCACTATCTGACAGATTAGGTGGAGCCATGTTTATAGGCACACCAAAGGGGCGTAACCACTTTTACGATCTCTGGGCTGCTGGTGTTAATGGTGCAGATGGGTGGGAATCATTCCAATACACAACCCTGCAAGGCGGCAATGTTCCACAGGTTGAGGTAGATGCTGCCAAGCAAGACTTAGACGAAAGAACATTTAAGCAAGAATACGAAGCTGCTTTTGTTACATATGCCGGTCTTATTTACTACGGGTTCAGCCGAGAAGAGTCTGTGTTGGCGATTGATGACGATAATGGTACACTCCACATTGGTATGGATTTTAACATTGACCCCATGTCTGCCGTTATCTGTATTCGTAGAGGCGGGACGCTGATTGCCGTTGACGAGATAGTCATGTACGGGTCGAATACTGACGAAATGGTTGCGGAGATAGTAGACCGCTACCCTAGACGCAATATAATTGTTTATCCAGACCCAGCATCAAGACAGCGCAAAAGTAGCGCTGGTGGTCGCACAGATTTGTCGATCTTACAAAACGCAGGATTTAGCGTTAAGGCGAAGAACTCACACGCATTGGTCAGGGATAGAATTAACGCTGTGAATAGTCGTTTACTGTCAAGTGATGGTGAGCGGCATTTGTACATCAGCCCGAAATGCAAGCAGACGATTAAGTCACTTGAAAGG